CCAAGAGGAGCACAAGGTCCTGTCAGGTGCTATCGGTGCGGCCCTGGATGCGTTCAACGTGTTCGCCGGGGAAAACCTGGCGCAACTCAAAGAGCGACGGCCATACCAGGAGACGCCTCCAGAACCGGCCACTGGTAACGCTCTTAAGGCTATCTCTTCCACCGATACTGAGTTGCGCGTCGCCAACTACATGATCCTCTTCAATGGCCGCGACCTGGAGGGTCATGCCAGCAAGCGCAAAAACGCTGATGGCAGCAAGGGCGAATACTTCACGAAGGCGACTGCCTTTGATTCTGACTACACGCAGACTGGTGCGCTTTACGTGGACTGGGAACATGCCAGCGGCAAAGAGGGGGCCGGGCCTGACGACATTCTTGGCTATGTGGATTGGAAGACCGCCAAGATTGATGACAAGGGTGTTTTTGTCGAGCGGGTGCTAAACCGGCGCAACCGCTATGTTCAGTTTGTGGAGGAGCTAATCTCCGCTGGGCTGGTGGGCAATTCCACTGAAGCTGTGAGCGCCGGGGTAACGAAGGGGAGTAACGGGGAGATCGTGACCTGGCCCTTGCGTCGCGATACTTTGACTGTGCAACCAATGGAGCCGCGCATGTTGTCACAAAATGCACTAGCCGCCATCAAGGGCCTGTCAGAAAAGTACCCAGCCATCTACAAGGCGATTGGCCTTGAGCTAGCAGATTCAGGCAGAGGTGATGAGGAATCACGCCAGAGAATCGCTATCAAGCTCAAGTTGTTAGATTTATTTTCACTTGAATCAGGAGTCACACGATGACATTACAAGAACAACTTGCCCTGAAGTTGACCAAAGCCCGTGAGTCTTACGAGGCTGGCAACCTGGAAGAGGGCGACAAACTCAAGGCGGAAGCCGAAACCTTGAGTAAATCAATCAAGGCACTGGGCGACCTTGACGGCATTGAGAACAGTGCCAAGTCCGTTTTGCGCCCAACCTTGCCCGGTGTAGGGGCCGGGGCCGACAAGCCCGATCAGAAAGCCGCCGAAACCGAATCGCTCAAAGCCATCTATACCATGCGCTTTGGTGAGGAAGGCGCCGCTAAACAAGCTGTCTTAACCGACTTGATTGGTCGCAATTACCGTCAGCAGGTCTGGGATCAGATGGCAGCTTTTGGCAAGTATTTGCGTAAGGGTATGGATTATTTGGAGCGCGAAGAACGCAAGGCGTTGGATGTGCAAATCTTCGCTTTTTCCGATATTGAGCAAATGCTCAAGTCCGGTTTCGGTGTATCCGAAATCAAAGCCACGATGGTAGAAGCACAGGGGACATTGGGCGGGCTGGCTGTGCCGACACTCATTCAGTCGGAGATCATCAGTCGCTTGCCGGGCATGACCGCTGTACGTGGTGCTGGGGCGACCGTGATCAACCTCACCACAGGCAATTCTACCGAAATCTTGGAGCGCACCGGGGGCAATTCTCGCTACACCGGCAACCTGCGTGGCGCATGGGGCAGCGAAACGCAAAATCCGACCGAGCGCAACGCCACCATCGGATCAAAAACCCTGACTGCCGACATCTACACCTACAAAGTGCCTATGACGCAGTCATTGGTTGAGGATGCCGCCAACCTGATCCAATTAGTGCAAGACGAAGCGACCGATGCAATTGCACTAGACGAGGATGAAACATTCTTGATTGGCGACGGCGCAGGCAAGCCGATGGGTATCCTGCCGGGACGCGCCAACACGCTTGGCTTAACTGAGGTGCTAACTGGCTCCAGCGGCGTTGTTACCTCCGATGGCCTGATGAGCCTACGGCGTGGCGTTCAGAGTCAGTACCGCAAGAATGCTGTTTGGGTAGGCAATAGTGCTACTTTCGGGGCTATCGAAAAACTGAAAGACTCGCAAGGCCGTTACCTCTTCGACATCCAAAAGGCCGACGTTAGCCTGTCCGATGACATGATGCTGCTCCGTCGCCGGGTTTTTGAGTCCGAAGCCCTGCCCGATATTGCCACAAACGCCTATCCGTTAATTCATGGCAATATGCGCGGCTATTCCATTGTCGAGCGCAGTGGGATGACCATGATGCGCTTCCAAGATTCCGGCACCGGCATCAACAAGGTGGAATACCAGTTCCGTCGCCGTGTCGGTGGTCGCGTGACCATTCCCTGGTTCTTCGCCGTACAAAAGGTTTCGTGAGGTGAAACATGATCAAAACATTCTTTGAAGAAGTTTACCGTCAACAGGTCAAAGACCCTGGTGCGCTGTCCGCTGGCACACTGCCCGCCGCCTATATCAACGTGGGCGACTTCGAGCGCTTCGCTTTTGTTCTTGAGCTAGGCGCAACTGACCAGGCTGCTGATTTCAAAGTGGTGCAAGCCACAGCATCGGCTGGCACGGGCAGCAAGGATGTGAGTGGTGCGGTCATCACGCAACTTGCCACGACCGACGATAACAAGCAGGTCATCATCGAAGTCGAAGTCCGCAAGCTGGACATCAATAACGGCTTCTACTTCGTCGCCGCGACCACGGCTCTGACCGGTGGTTCGGCCACAACTGGCAGCATCGTGTTCTACGGTATCAATCCCGGCGTTGTTCCTGTAACCCAGCCCGCTGCGGTTGCGCAGAAGATCCTGGTGGCGGGCTAAGGAGCGATCCATGAATGTAGTCGTAATCAAGCCGGGTATCTACTTAGACACCGAGTGGAAGGCGCTCCCTGAGGCGACTGAAGGGGAAACCATCGCCGTGGCTGGGGGTGCTTATGCTGACTCGCTGTTGGCAGATGGCTATGTGGTGCTGCCAGGGACGGAACCAGCCGCACCGGTGGTTGTAGAGACTGAACCAGTCAACCATGTTGGGCCGGTTGTCGAAGTAGAACCGCCGCCTATGCCGGTTGAGTTAGAGCCAACCAAGAAGAAGGGCAAATAGCATGTATACGTCCGTGCTGGCACTCAAACAATATCTAGGAATTACAGAAGCCGCTGACGATACTCTGCTCGCCGCGCTCATCAAGCGTGCGCAGGGCATTATTGACGACTATTGTAACCGCACTTTCGAGGCCAGCGCGGACACTACTCGCTATTTGGATTGTCCCCAGAGCGTTGGGTGGCTGCTCACTGACTATCAGTACAACAGCAGGCGAGTCACACCGCCTACGCTCTGGCTCGACCGGGATCTTTGCCAGATTATCAGCATTGTCAACGGTAACGGGGTGACGGTCACAGCCGGTCAGTACACCACTTCGCCGGCCACCGACAAACCCTACTACGCCATTCGTCTGAAGCCGACCAGTGGAATCAACTGGACGTACACCGATGATCCTGTGCAGGCCATTGCTATCACCGGACGGTGGGCCTACAGTGTGACTGCTCCTCAGCAGATTGTCTATGCCTGTGAACGGCTAGCGGCTTACCTCTATCGCAAGAAAGACGCACAGGTATTTGACGACACAGCTTTTGCTGAGGGGGGAGTAGTGCGGTTGCCGAAAGGGCTACCGGCTGATGTGGTGGAGATCCTGAACATGAATATACGGAGAATGGCGACCGCATGAGCATCCCTGTAACCATCAACACCCTGCAAATGCTACACCGGGACATTGGCGGCGTAAAGCTGGCCCCGATTGTCTACCCTGGCTCTCTCAACGCTGCTGACCTGCCCCTAGTGCTGGTGTGGCCGGGGCGGGCCACCACCCAAGCCGTGACTGCACGGGGCCACATCCAGAAGACGCAAAGAGTTTACAGCGTGCGGGTCTATGTTGATCCTGTGGGTCAAAATAACTATGACGCGCCGGCGCAGGAGTCGATTGTGCTACTGGGGCGTTTTCTGGATTGCTATCTGAGCAATACATCGCTCATGGATGGCTACATCCAGATTGTGCAGGTGAATGATTCGGGGCCAACTAGTGCGAGTTATGGGCAAACGCCATTGCTGTACGCTGGGCAAGCCTACCGGGGCTTTACCTGTGACCTGACTATTATCGAGGTGTCAAAATGAAACAAGAGTATCTAGTGTTAATCCAAATCGGCGGCGCTGGCGACCCGGAAGTGTGGCGCGCCGGCTCCGCCATCTGGCTCACCGACGAACAGGCGGCGGTGCATCTAGCCGCGAGCAACATTGCCGCCATCAACAAAACGGTGTTGCCTGAGCCGTCCGCGCCTGATGTGGTGATACACGAACCGGTCACCGACGAAGCGCCAGTAACCAAGAAGGGCAAATAACCTATGGCAACTTTAGCAGTAGTGACCGCGGCCGTAACCGGCGCAGTCTACACCCCAGCAGCAGCAGCAGGTGGTGGTGATGTGTTTCCTAATGATGGCAATACCCGGCTACTCGTGGAAAACGGCGGCGGTAGTTCCATCAACGTGACTGTGACACCACAAAACACGGTAAGCGGACTGAGCCTATCAGCGGTGGTGGTGGCGGTTCCAGCCAGCGGCAAGAAAGTGCTAGGGCCATTCCCGCCACAGTATTTTAACAATGCAAGCGGTCAGGTGGTTTTGACCTATTCGGGCGTTACCAGCGTGACCGTGAGTGTAATCAATTAGGAGTTTTAGCAAATGGCACAAACAACGGGGGCGATCCCCAAGTCAAATTACAAGGCCGAGGTCAGCCTGAACGGCTCTTCGTGGACGGACATTAGCGGCAATGCCGCCACAGTCGAGCTTGATGGCGGTGAGCAGCAGACCGGCGAACAGTTTACCGCTGCGGGCAACGTGCCGATAGTCATCGGCTCCAACAAGGTTTCGGCGGTGACGGCAAAAGTTAACATTGTGTACACCGAAACCGCAGGCGAGGTTTTTCAAGTGGTGTGGGCGCAATACGTTAGCACCAACAAGAAAATCTATTTCCGTTATTCGCCTAAAGGTGGAGCTAGTGGCGACAAACGCTATGTGGCTACTGATGACGCTGGCACAGCCTTTGCTTGTCCTATTGTTACCTGTTTACCTCCTGACACCGATGCGGGGAGTGGAGATCCGGCAATGGTCGAATTTAGCGTGATTGCGCCCAAGTTCACTCAGGAGGCCGTGCCCTGATGTTTAGCGAACAAGTTGCGGAAATTGTGCCATCTGTGGTTGTCGAAAACGGAGCTGGTAAGCATGTTCCAGCCTATCGTTTCGAGGTGGATATGCAGCAGATGACCTGGGGCGACAACATGATCCAGGTCAAATTTCAACTCCTTATAGAGACAGCCGGAGACACAGAAGGCACTACTACAGCGCAACGCAAAGAAGCCTACCGTCAACTTATGGGAGGATTTCAGGAGTTGACTGATTTTCTTGACCGAGTAGTGACAGTATATCGAGATGGGGCAATTGTGTCATCTATCACGACTGTCCCTATGCACGCTGTTCGCGAAATTATGGACGCCATCCGTAAAGCGCAGGCCGACCAAGGTAACTCAAAAAACTAAGGCGCAGACTGTTCGCTCACTTGTGGGCGAATAGGTCTGCGCCTATGGAGTACATTGAACTACATCTGTGTCGAGAGTTCCATAAGCTGCCAAGCGAGATTCGCAAAGAGCCAGCCTTAAACATCCTCCAGATTCTAGCAATGGAAGATGTAGAAGGCATTATCAATAAGAAACGCAAGCGCAAATGAGTAATGAGATTGAGATTGTCATTAAGGGCAAGGACGTGGGAGCGTCCAAAGTTCTTGTTGACATGAAAGATAAAGTTGATGACTTAAATAAAGCCGGGGGCATGCTTTCCAACGGTCTTGACTCATTGCGCGGCGTCATGATGAATGGCCTGAAAGTTGCCGCTGTAGGGGCCACCGCTGCAATCAGTGGGCTAGTGGCAGGTATCGGCACCAGCGTCAACGCAGCCATGAATATGGAGCAGCAGCTAGCCGACATTAGTGCCAGCATGGGGACGACCAGTGAGGAAACCACCCAACTTAAAGACTTAATCACAGATCTGGGGCTCGACCCGAAACTGAAGGTTTCGGCCACTGAAGCTGCCGATGCTATCCAAACGCTCGGAACAGCTGGATTGTCTGTAGATGAAATTCTTGATGGGGCGGCCAAATCAACGGTACTGCTTGCTAATGCTACTGGTGCTGATTTTGCTGATGCTGCCGCCATCGCCAGCGACGCAATGGCACTCTGGAAAGTGAAGGCCAAAGACTTAAATGCGGTCGTCAATGGTGTGACAGCCACTACTATTGCCAGCAAGTTTGACATCAACGATTATCGGTTGGCGCTAGCTCAGGCCGGTGGCGTGGCAGCTACCGTGGGCGTAGAGTTTGACGATTTTAACGCGACCATCGCTGCTATCTCGCCATCGTTTGGCAGTGGTAGCGATGCTGGGACAAGCTTCAAAACCATGCTGCAGCGCCTGGTTCCGCAATCCAACGAGGCGGCTGACGCTATGCGCTCCATCGGACTATTTACCGGTATGACCAAAAAGGAATTTGATGATGCTCAGGCTAAAATTTTCAAGTATCAAAACGAACTGGCCGCTCTTGACCCGGCCAGTAAAAACTACGAAGATCGTGCCGCTAAATTAAGAGATAAAATCCAAATTTTACAATCCTCACTTGTGGAGGGGAGCAATGCTTTTTATGACACCAATGGTAACATGAAAAGCATGGCTGACATTGCCGGTATCTTACAAACTGCTACAGCCGGACTGAGTGAGGAACAGAAGAATCAAACCTTATCTACGATCTTCGGTTCTGATGCATTGCGCGCCGCCGCTGCTATGGCTGACACCGGCAAAGACAAATTTGAGCAACTCAAGGCGACGATGGCAAAGACCGACGCTGAAGAGCAGGCCACTACCAGGATGAATACATTCAAGGGCGCGCTTGAAATCCTGTCCGGTGTCTTTGAGACTTTGCAAATCAAAATCGGTGAAAAGTTTCTACCGGTGCTGACAGCGATGGCTAATAAGTTCGGGGAGTTCCTGACGCAGCACTCCGATAAGATCATCGCCTGGACTGACACACTGGCGACTAACCTGGAAGCTCTGACTAACTGGCTAATGGCCGTAGTTGAAGATGGCGACGTAATGAACGACTGGCTGACTCACATGCACCCAAATCTCGCCAGCGTCGTGCTACAAGTTGCAGATTTTGTCAAATGGGTCAAAGAAATAGTCATTCCGATGGGGCAGTGGGTGGAAGAAACCATTGGATTAAAAGGCATTTTGATGATTGTGGCCGGGCTGTTTGCTGCTTCATTTATCCCGGTGATCATTAGCGTTGTGTCAACCGTCGCCACTGTTGTCAGTGGTATCAGTGCATTTATCGGCATTCTGGGCGCGTCGGTACCTGCTCTGGCCGGTGTCGTGGCAGCGGCAGCGCCAGTTGTTGCCATTATTGCCTCCGTTGCTGCTGCTGCTTACCTGCTCTATCTGGCATGGACAAATAATTTTTTGGGCATCCAAGACAAGACCAGAGAAGCTTTCGAGTATATTAAGGGCATTTTTACCAACTTCCCGGCCACAATTGAAGGGGTCAAGCAGACTCTCTATGACTGGGGAAGTAGTGCGATGGGAAAACTTCGTGAGGGCCTGGTGAGTGCCCAGAACTTTGTGCGCAATGGGCTGGATGTGGTCATGGACTTTCTTCAGCAGGGCAGGGATCAACGGCTTGGACCATTTGCGCAATCTCTTTACGACGGTGGTAGTATGGCCCTGACCAAGCTTGGTCAGGGCTTTGAAGCGACTAAAGACTTTGCTGTTGGTCAATTCAATCAGGTGATGACCGACGTACAGAATCAAGGGCTGGGTTTTGCTACCGGCGCGCTGCTGGGTCGCATGTACGAGAGTGGGCGTAGTTTCCTTCTGAAAATAGGTGAAGGTATTACCAGCACCTCGCCAGGATTGAGAGCGAATGTTGATGCGGCGTTTACTGGCTTGCGTGATGGATTCAATTATTGGAAAGATAATCTGGCCCCACACTTTTTCGCTAGCGCTAAAGATTTATTTTCAAAAATTGGGGCCGGGGCAAACGATATTGATTTGGGCAGAGCGATAGAAGGCGCGTTCATAAGCTTACGTGATGGATTCAATTATTGGAAAGATAATCTGGCTCCTCATTTTTTTGCCAGTGCTAAAGACCTGTTTTCAGGAATTGGGGCCGGGGCAAACGATATTGATTTGGGCAGAGCGATAGAAGGCGCGTTCTTGAGCTTACGCGATAGATTCAATTATTGGAAAGATAATCTGGCTCCTCATTTTTTTGCTAGTGCGGTCGATATGGGCAATAGGTTGATTGATGGCTTGTCGAGCGGTATTAGCAATGGCATTGGCAGAGTTATTTCTTCTATTCAGGGCGTAACTGACGCGCTTCCTCAGTGGGTCAAAGATCGCCTTGGCATCGCTTCACCTTCTAAGGTTTTTATGAATTTAGGCCAATGGATACCGGCCGGCCTGAGCGAAGGCATTGCGCGCATGGCAAATCTGCCCGTGGAAGCAATGGCGAATATCAATGATTCAATGCAAGCGGCTGTCAGCAACGTGCAACTGAGTCCCAGTGCAACTGGCAATACCAGCACTGACAACAGCCGCAACACAAATCACACCTGGAATGTGACTGTGCCGGCCAGCGGGGGAAGCCAACCAACTGGACAGATGCAGTCACTTTTCAATACCTTAACGAGCGTGTATGCTAGCTAGACATCTAACCAACCTGCAAGTGGTGGCCGAAGATGGCATTGCCTATAATCTCTACTCGGGCGCTAATCCTGCTGACTTGCTGCATTTAGACGGCGCTGGCATGGCCGAGGTACGGCGCATCAATCAACGGTTGCCGCTGCAAAATGGTGTGGTAGACAAGGGATTTAGGCTGGAACCGCGCAAGATGACGCTCGGCCTGTTCGTTAGCAAACAGACTGAGCTTGACGCCGATTTGATGCGCGACAAGTTAGCCTATATTTTCGGGCCAACTATCACGGCCTTGCAACTCAAAGCAACGCGCTTAGATGGTACAGTGCGTGCTATTGATTGTTTTGTGGACGGAGCGGTAGATTTTCCGCAAAGCGACCGTCTGGGAGCCAGTCAAAAAATCATTGTACCGCTTTATGCCCCTGACCCAACCTTCTATGATCCGACAAGACAGAGTCAGACGGCTAATTTATCGACAGGGACAGGCGCTATCACTATTCCATCAGCCGGGTTAACTGCCGATGATTGGCCGGTGTTTGAGGTAACAGGGCCGATAACCAGCCTACGGATTCTACATTTCCCTGTGGGTGATGAACTGCAAATTACCGGTACAATTCCATCCGGTGAAACGTGGGAATTTGATTTAAGGCCATCCTATAAAACCGTTAAACGCATGAGCGACGGAGCAAATCGACTGAATTTTTTGGTGACAGGAACGGTGCGTTATATGTCAACGCTGCGCATTTTAGGCGAAAAATTAACTCGCTCCTACATTCAAACAGCCAATAGCTTCACCGTCACTGGCACTAGTACGACCGGTGCTTCACAGATTGTCCTGCGGTACTACAAACGCTACCTCTCTCTATAATTATGCCTTTACTATCTCGTTCTGATTATCTCTATCAAATTCGCATTTACGACAACAGCAATAATTTGCTGGGTGTTTACGATGATTTGATTTCACTCCAGTATCGCAAGGTGGTCAATGAACCCGGTATGGCCGTGCTCACCGTACCAGATGATCACCCGATTATAAGTCAGTTGGTAGATGATTTACTTATGGAGGTCTATTTTATTTATCGACCGGCTACAACTGGCGAAGTGACTGATCAACAAGATTTTTTGGGGCTATACAGAGACAAACAAATTGTCACCGACCAGGATGGCAATATTCATTATTTATTACTTTTTCCCAGCGCAATTGAGGCGCTAAGCCGTGACGTAATTGCCTATCCGTCTGGTGTTACCAGTAAGTCGCGCTGGGTTGGACAGACAATGGCAAATATTGCTGCTGACATTGTTACCTGGAATTGCACGTCATCAGCCACAACTGCCAACGGGCGGCATAGAACAGCAAATCCAGTGCGCAGCATGGCCGTTACAGCGGTTGCAGGAACACCTACGATTGATTACTCTGTCTCCTACCGTAATGTACTAGAGGTAGTGCAAGAATTAGCAGCGGGCGGAAATTTTGATTTTGATGTAATCCGCAACGGGGCCACAACTAACCTGAAATTTCAGGAGTACACTCTGCTTGGCACTGACAAAAGCGCCATTATCATTTTTGACTTGAATCTTGATAATGTGCAGGGCGCAGCGCAGAACGGAGAGAGACTAAAAGAAAAAACGGTTGCTATTGTCGGTGGTGACGGAGCCGGGGCATCACGTAATATTTCTATACGCACCGGTGCCAACCAGAGCGCATCAAATGACTACGAAATTTTCATTGATGCACGGTCAAATTCGCCGGCTGAATTGGTGGCCATTGGTGATACAAAGATGCAGGAATTACAAGCGCGCACCAGTGTAGACATCGATTTTGCGTCAAGTAGTGGTTATGTTTACCGGCGCGATTATGGTCTGGGTGATTGGGTGACAGTAAGCTTCGGTGGTGTCATGCAAACCAAAAAAATAGCTTTGGTGGAAGTGACGTTCGACCAGTCGCAAGTAACTAATGTTCGTTTGGAGTTTACCAACCCATGATAGGGCAAACGAATCTAAAGCTGGTCAAAGAAGAAAAGTTAACCAGACCAGAAATTGACGATCTGAAAACAACTGTGGCGGCATTGCAGGTGCAAGAACAATCATCGATCAATGGCCTGTTCTCTTGGGTTGATTATCCTCTGAATGATTTGACTAATGGAAGTCATTTTAACGAAAACACCGGAACTAACACTATCCCAACTGGCTGGACGCAGACTGACGCCGCGCAGACCACGGCCATGAATGATGAGTATGGTTTTTGGTCAATCGTTGGATCGTCCGGTGATGCTGCCTGGAAATTTCGTAAACAAACGCCATTTACCATCGGGTCACTGGCGACAAATGAATATAAATCCTTTTGGGTGGGGCCGGTCATCATTAAAGAGAGCCTGCCAACCGCTGACCTGAATTATTACTTCGGAGTCTACCGCAACAACGCCGGGGCAATTGACGAAAACACGTTCATCCGCATCAATATCAACTGGCTCAACGCTTCGTCACTGTGGCAGATTAGAGCGGAAAGAAAAGATGGCACAACTCAAACGAATGGCACCTACTATCCATTGGCACGCTTGCCGGTTGCTCCGCTCTGGTTGCGCCTGGTGCTGCGCAATTCCACAAATCGTGATGTATTGGCCTATTTCGCTGGCGTACCTTTCCCGGTGGCGCAAATGCAACTCATGAATGCCACTGTAGGCAGTGGCATCACATGGGGACAGGTGTGGTTACAATTTCACAGCAGCCGGGGAGCGGGGCCGGATGACAGAATTATGGTAGGGGGAATTGATTATAGTGGGGATGCGTAAGCGTTCAGCACATCACACAGCCACTCTGCATCAGATTCTTTTCGACATTTGAAATCTTTTTCGCCATCAGTGACAATCCACCATTCAGCAAAGCCATCATCGTCAGGACCAGTGTCATTGTCGTATTCGATTATCCATCTTGGTACTACTGTTACGGATGACGATGGCGCATTCCGCAAGATTGTCGCCTCAACTATTACTTTTGCATTACTAATGCTCCACTTCATGTCAATACCATCACCATTATCGAGCGCTACCGACTCATCAAAGATAAAACGCAAACCGCCATTACCAGTTTCTTCGACGTGGCTAGTTATAGGTTTCTCGCTCATATTCCTCCTGTAGTATAATGTTCTTATCAACTCTAACCCAAAGGATAAAACACAATGGCAATCAAAGCAAAAGGCACACCAAAGGTTAATGTTTCCTACGAGGGTGAAGAGACCGGCAACGGCGGGCTACTTGAATTTGTTTTGACCATTGCCGGTCTCGCCACCATTCTGCCCATTATTTTCAAAATCACTCTTTGGGAAGCTATTCGGGCGTGGTGGGCGCTGGTATGGTAGGCGGCGGTATACCGATGTAATGAATCTCGCGACCATCATTATTTCGGTAATCTTTAACGAACAGTGATGCAATGGCATCTACTGCCCATCCCGGTTTTGCGTAGACCTCGGATTCGTAAACGGTTTTGGCGAGCTCTCGCAGACCACCCGGATCATCCATTGGAATAAAATACACGTCCAAGCAAGCGACATAGCCTAATGTTTCGTTTCCGCGCACATCAATAAAATGATAAACCATCTCATCATCTTCAAGCTTGCGCGCAAATTGAACAAGTCTTACTAATGGAGTTTCTCTGATTTTATCTTTGATTTCTTCGTTCATATCTCTCTATCCATCCATAAATGCAAGCAGTCCTGCACAGACAGCCCCACAAACACCAGTACCCACCAGCACAACAACATAATGCCCATGCCAGCCAACCACAGCGACAATCCTATCAGGGGCCACAGGGCATATAGGAACCTAACCAGCGTACCATAGGGCCATGTGTGGCTAGTTCCCCTGTGAGGGTGCGCCCAGTCGTATGGCGTCCAATAAGCTGACCACAACAGACCGGCAACACGGTTAAAGCGCCTGACACGCTGTTCTGATTGTGTTGTCCATTGATGATCGAGATCCGGGTCAACAATTTTGCCAACAAAACCACCGAACGCAACCCCGGCCATTACAGGATGAATTGTAATAGCCAGAGTTGCGCCGGTCAAACCAATAACTAGGGCCGCACGATTGGCATACAGAGCGTGGGTTTTGCCGTCGCTCATTTAGCCTTCTTACCAAACGGCAACGCAAGGAGATCCATAATCCGATGCTCCTCTACCTGAATAAATTCTTGATCTGTCATATAGTCTCCTTTACATATCTAAATCCCACGCATTGGCCGAAACCGAAACAACCGACTTGCACCTATCATCCTTGACCAACACAGTTGATGAGCGTATTGCCGCAATCATCCGCTGTGCCAGCTCGCCCGCTGGGGACTCGTTAACCAGCCTGATAATGTCGTCATCTTGACCGGGTCTTAGCGAAAAAGAAACCTTCACAACTAGGCTCTTTAGCCTGTGCTTTGGTCTACCAACCTTCTTTTTGCGCTTAGTTGCCATTTAAGATTGACCGTTTGTACATGCCGCGGGCAATGGAGATAATTGCACCAGAGCAGCCATCGGAATCTTTTGGAATGTGCAGCTTTGCACCAAAGAAAGAGCGCAATTGCTGGGCTAAAAGCAAAGTGCCGCCGCCTGTCACGATCACCTTGTGAGCATCCTGCCAAGAATCACCCCATTGTTTTGATATGGCCTTGCGAACGGTTGCCCAGTAGCCCGACAAGGCACGCTCATAGATGGCCTTATCAATCATGCCGGCGCGCATCTTGGTATCAGCGATGGAAAATTCATCACCCGTCTGCGCCGCGATACTTTCAATGAGAAAGCGAACACCGGCTTTTGCCCCGCTGGTCTGCGCTTCAACAATTCGACCGGCATCAAAGCCGACCATTTCGATTGTGTTCATGCCGATTGAACAGACCAGGATACGACCAGACGCATTGTTAACCGGCAACACAGCGCCCTTATTAATGTCTAACTCATAGTCCCACAGGGCCGCTACCGGCTGGGGAGCCGTTGCAACCTTTTCGACATTAACCCGGCACTGTTCGCCATTGACTGCCCACTCGTGATCGCCAAGCAACCAGGCGCGCAGAGCCTCGTTTGTCTCCTTGCCGCGCCCCTGTATCATGCTTTCCACTGGCATGGCACAGAACAGGGCAAGGGACTTGACGCGCTTACTGGCTCCTAAATGAGCGTGCATAGCCCGGTAGAAGAGCGCCTTGATTTCAGGCCCACCTTCGGTCAGGCGATCAAACCCAAAGGATGCACCCTGCCCTATGCCCTTATGGGCGGCATAGGGGCCAACATGGTAAGCGTTTCCGGCCCACTCCACTAAGGCAGTATCATCTTCTGATAACCCTAAATTGCCCCGAATGGAGAGATAGACGTTAGCAGATGTGACAGTTGCACTGCCGCTGTAAATCTTAAAATTGCCAAAACCGGGGTCTAGGCCGATTTCGATTGTTTTCTTATCCATTAGATATTTACTCCTGTAATACACCTATTAATTTGTTGTACCAAAGAATTACGAATTTACTGTTTTCGGTGTTTTCTGGTGCAAATAATCCACCGCTCTAATTACACCTATTACACCACTCCGATCGGTGCAACCGACACAATCACTCGCCCAATGCGCAATTCGGGAATAGCGCCGGTACAATCTAGCCAGACCAATCTCCCTTCGACCAGGGGCAAAACCACCTGCAATCCGAACCACATCACCAGACTGGCCAGGAGATAGGCTTGCAAGGGTAAACCGCGGTAGCCGAGCATAGCCATGACCGTGACAATGGTGATGGCCGAGATGATGTTAGGGGCAAATCGACCATCTGATTTGCGATAGAGAAAGTTGGCAATAAGAACTGTGATAATAATGGTTAGCATGTGGTTCGCTCCTTTTAGGGTGTGGGAAATTTCGTTTCCCACACCCTAATTATTTGTTAGTCCATACACTTGTAGGGGTGTGATCTTGACTATTTCCCACACTCCCGGCCCTTCACACCTATAGCGGGTGTGGAGGTGTGGGTGTGGGAAGTGTGAGGGTGTGGGTGTGGGCAGGTGTAATTATGAAAATTTTTCAACACATACCCGATTATCGCTCCACACCCTAAATTGACAGCGCTGCAATGGCATCTTGCTTGGTTGGATATTGCCTAGTGTTGAGTTTGATTACCCTACCATTAGACAAGATCTCAATTAGTGGTGGTTCGATACTTCCCAGGATGGCTTGCATAGCTGCCTTTGCTTCGGCTGGTATTTCAGACCGTTTTGACCAGGGCAAAGTAATGCCAGCTTGCATGTTGATGATTTCGTTGTCGCGCAACAGTTCATCGGGATGATCGTACAGGTCAATTAAGAAATCACTCAACACAGACACAGCGGTATTATCCTTCTTTGGTTCTTTTCTGAACAATTCGTCGCTGATAACGTCTTGCTGAAAATCTGCATCGGGTCGCCATGCGAACGCTTCTAAGGTTGGACTTTCTGTCTTTTGAAGTAACGGTTGCTGCTGCTCTGTCTTGCTTGTCAAAAGCAACTCTCTACGAATTTCCATGCGCCGTTGCTCTAATAATAGATTGTTGTTAGAATCAATCTTGTGCTTCAGATAGTCAGTCCAGTAGTAGACTACCTGATTGACGATACTCACCCCTTCTGGTGTAAAGACAGAGAGCAAGCCGAAAATTGCAATATAGCCAGCCGTTGCCACCAGCCCCCAAATCACAAGGCCAGTGGCAACGTCCAGATCCCAACGTAGCGCTAGACCAACAGAAATCACTACTGACAACACAAACCAGAGCGAGTACTTGATTACAAACCCAAGAGCCTCTTTGACCGGATCGGTGTAGGACTGGGCACGGATGATAGGCGGTGGTGCAGTGCCTTGTTTCCAGTTCGGCTCTATTATATCGGGGTAGGCCGTTGGCGTGGTGTTTTTGTGATCGTAGTAATTCTTAGTCATGTTTATCGTTCAACTTCAGCGCGCACAGGAACGTTATCCAAAACAATACAGCTAACATCTTTTACCTCTAGCATTAACTGACTCTGCCTGGTCAGTGCCTGCCGGAAGCGGATGCCCTGCACTTCCTCTATTGCTTCTGGCATAGCACTAAAAAATAACCTCAGCAAGACTACGATCACAGCGCCTGCCATAACCAATGGGGCAATCGCTACAATCCCGGCAATCAAAGCAGTGAGCACACCGGCCAGAGCTACGACCGTGGATAGTACCAGTTTGGCAATGACATAAATTGTGCAAATTGCAACAAGCGCCACGATACCAAAGGCAAAGGCCGATGTAACGCCATTCTGTTGTTGGCTAGGGGCCGGATAGATCGTGTTGTAGTTGTGAATGTCAACGTGTTGATCATGGTGCTTGTTGAACATGATTATTCTTTCGTGCAATCAGCTAAATCCACAAACTCTCTGGGCATGGCCTTGCAAAGATATTCGCTACCGCCACCAACCAGTTTGAACAACTCGCCGGCCCTAGTCACACCAAAAGTGATGTTTTTCGGTTCGCCTTGTTCGATGATGGTAGGCGCATATAACGCCCCACGGCCAGGATAGGTCTTAATCTCGCTATATCGGCGCTCGGTAAGTTTGGCGGGAAGGTCGAAAGAAATGGCAAAAGCCGGATCGCTGACTTGCGTCGTGGGCATGGGTTCATTGACCGGGATAACTTTGCCACTGGTATAACTGTTGAGAATCCAGCTGATCGCCAAGATGATACCGATAAGGGCAAAAATTGCTTTGAATAGTCCAGCCTTGCTATCAGAACTGACCGGACGGTTGACTGAGGTTGTCATGCTGTCACCCCCATGAACACTGACAGGCGGAGGCCAACAATATCATTGTTTAACCGCTGCATGGATTCGGCGGAGTGAGACAGCAGGGTGCTGATAACCTTACTCTGCTCAGAAATGGAAAGGATGGGCAGCTCATAACCGAAGGCTTTACTGAGGATAGCCGACAAAGAGTCAGTTAAGGCTTCCTGCTGGGAAACGGACAGAGCGATCTGGCCGTCAAAGGTTTGGATAGTGGTTTGTTCTGGCATAGCTATTTTCTCTCGTGTAGAAAAACAAAAACGGTTGACGTTTCCGCCAACCGTTGTAGCTATGATAGACTGTTGCCAGCCTGAGCTGCTACTCGTGTTAGCGGTTTTAGGTTAGCTGGTTGCAAGTGTGGTTCGCACTTGCAACCAGCGAAATACTTTCACTTCGTTTCTTCTAACTTCTTTTCTATCTCCTTCCACCTTTCATAGGGCAACAACACTCCTTTCGGCCTGCCGTAATACTCGATTATTACAACCGAGCCAGACGATACGCGATCCAGAAGCTCAGACAGTCTTGCTCTAAATTCGCCTATTCTCACCCTGATTTGCTCCAGATAAATCCCTCCTTTGGTTTGTTAGGTTAGCTAAGTTTGTAATATCTTATCATACCTTTTCCCGTTTGTCAAGAGGCCGAAACCTTAAATTTTTGGCATGAATACCTCCTCATAACTTATCGGCTTCCTTACAAAAGCATTGGCCGCAG